GCCTAGGTAGCTCAGTTGGCTAGAGCATACGGTTCATACCCGTACGGTCGATGGTTCGAATCCATTCCTAGGCACCATTTTATTTAATAAGATTTTATAAAATTTGAAAAGTGCTAAAAATCGTAAGTTTTAAAAGCTAAAAACTTAATAAAGTTTTATAAATATCTATAAAATATAAAAATTACAACAGACAAAAAACAGACAAAGTTAAAAGAGATTCAATTAAGAATCTCTTATTTTTTTACAAGTTATTTAATTTATCTAAAACCTCTAATTTCTTTTCTTTCATAACATGTGTATAAATATCCATAGTAGTAGCTATATCACCGTGTCCTAGCAAGACTTGAACTGTTTTGATGGGTATATCTAGCTCAAATAGTCTAGTAGCATAGCTATGTCTTATTGAGTGAAAACTCCTGTGTGGAATATTAAGTTTTTTACAAATAGAAGCAACTCTTCTCTGAGGCTTTTTTGGTTCTATAGGTTTACCAAGATTAGAAAAAATCAGTTGACCTTGACGTGGGATATCTTTTAGCAGCTCCTGGATCTTATCTGGTAACGGGATTTCTCTAGCACTGTTTTTAGTTTTCAATTCCTTAAATGTATAAGTTAATTTCCTATCATCTACTTTATCCACGTCTACATTTCTTCTATACTGTCTAGTAATCTTAACCATATTATCCTTAATATCGTCCCATTGTAGTCCTAAAACCTCTCCAAGTCTTAGCCCTGTGTAAAATGTAAAGTAAATTAAGCAGTCAACGATATCTCTTTTGTCTAAAGTTTTAAGAACCATTTCCTGCTCTTGCTTAGAAAACACATTTATATTTTCTTTTTTAGTTATTTTCTGTAACGTTACACCAGGACAAAAATCTTTCATCATAATCCCTTGTATGATTGCAAACTTTATACATGAATGGATTTGGATATAAGTCTTTTTAATTGTATTAGCTGTAAAGTCTTTTTGTAACTCATTGAAGTATTGCTGCAAGTCCTTTAAAGTTATCTGATTAGCCTTTTTTCTAGCAATAGAATAGTTCATTAATCTTAATCTATAACTTGCCTCATATTCATAAAAAGTATTAGGGCTAACTTCTATCTTTTTGAAATTAAAGATCCAGTCTTTAAAAAGTTCTCCAAAACTAATATTAGAATTAGATAAAGAATTAGTTTTAGCTTGGTATTTAGCAGTATTCATTTTATCGAGTACCACAGACTTTTTATAGCTACCAAAACTTTTTCTAATCTGTTTACCATTACTGTCCCAACCGATAGTAATATTAGCTTTATAGTAAGTCTTGCCATTCCTTATAACAGTAGAGATAGTACCTTCTCCATTAGCTTTTCTACCTGCCATACAAAATCACACTCCTTTCAATTTGCATAACAAAACTGAGTATGATATAATTTATTTTAGTATAAGAATAAGAGTAATATCACACTCTATAAACCTTTCATCTGTTGGTAGCAGTTGAGAGGCTTTTTTATTTGTTATCTAAAATTTGTTGCATTTTTGCAAAAAAAATGTTATTATAAATTAACAAAGATAACTTGTGAAGGATTAACACTGAGTTCCCGAACGGGAGTAAGTCAATGGACGAGAATTTCTCATGTGCCTGGGGTTATCTTATTTTTTATTTATATTTTTTTTCAAATCTTCAATTATTGTATCAGGATTTTTTATAATTTCTTCTGTAATAAAATCAACTAAACTTTGTGAATAAGTATATCTACTCCCTCCAACAGTATAATGGAAACTAAATTTATCATTATTCTTTATATCATAAAAGTTTACAAATAAAATAAAATCATACATATTGAAATTATCTTGAGCTTCTTCTCCATTTTTTATTTTAGTTAAAAGTAACCCTTTACTTTTTAATTTCTTATTAACTAATCTTATTATATCTTTTGTTGTATAACTATAAATATTATTAGGATTTTCTAATTGCTTCACAATAGCCATTTTATAATCTGAATTTTTATCAATACCTATAAATAAATCTGCTTTAGCTTTATCTTTGGTAATAAAAAAATGTGTTTGGATAGGAATTGCAAATTCAGAATTATTTTCTTTAATTTCAGAATCAATTTTTTCCATATCTTTTAATATTCTTTTAAGCATATTAGGTGAATATTTTCCTTTTATTTCATTAGTATCTAAATTATTAATTTTCACAGATAAGGTTAAAAAATTTTGTGCGATATAATCAGTTATATCTTTATTATGAAATTCTTTTATTTTCTCAACATAATTAACAACACAAGCTTGAAATAATGGTGCATAAATATACTCATAATCTTCTGTTATAAAATGTGTACTTATATTTCTTAATTCAATTATTCTTTCTATATTTTTTCTTAAAGCTCCATGTTTATCTGTAAATACTTTTTTAATACATAATTCAAGGGTAATAGTTCGTTCTTCTGAATCTTTATAATAAATATTTTTTTCTCCATATAAATTTATAATATGAGCTTTTAACATTAATTCCCAAGCATTGCATATAAAAAAGCTAAATCCTTCAACTCTATATTTAATAGTTGGTTTATTATAAATTTCTAAACCCATTATAAAAGCCTCAATACTTTTATCTACCAAAAGTTTAGCTAAATCCAATTTTCTTCACTCTCCCTATAAAATGTATGTAGTTTGTTTTTTTAGCCCCTATAGTGATACTGCGAATATCACTCCTGGGGTATTTTTTTATTTAAAATTTAAGTAATTGCACCAAACATAATTTATAATCTTCTGGATCTCATCATTATTATCACAATCTTTATATTTAGCTTGTAAAAATATAGTGGCAAATAAATTTGCTTGTGTTTCTTCTCTTGAGCCTTTAAATGCTTCTATTTTACTAAACTGTCTTATAGAATCATCATGAAATATATAATGTCCTATTTCATGAGCTATGACAAAATCTTTTTCAAAATTCGAAATACTTGAATTAATAAAAATAACATTATCAACTGATAAACCCCTAATACTATCTAAATCTACATATTTTAATATAATCCCTTTATCTTTTATTAAATTATATATATTACCATATTCTTTACGAAGTTTTAGAGCAGTATTTATTATAGACTTTGTAGTCATTACGCATCACTTCTTCCTTTGTGAAATTAATACTTCTGCATAAGCTGTTGCTAGAGTTTCTTTATCTTCATCAGAAATATCGTTCCCTTCATTCATAAACATAACCGTAGACATATTTTTAAATTTTTCTAATTTTGCTAACTCTTCATCTGTTAGTTGAGAAAAAATATTATTTTCTTTTTCTTGTGAACTATAATTTTTGTTTGATAATAATTTATCAGCTTCTAAACCCAGAACATCACATATTATTTGAAATTTATCAATAGGCATATTTGTTTCCATTGTTTCATATCTTTGTAGTGTAGAAGAACTTATTCCAGTTTTCGAAGATAAATCTCTCAAGGATAAATTTAATTCATCTCTCTTATTTTTTATAATTTTTACTATATCTTTTATTTCGTAAGGCATTTTACTACCTCCTTATATAAATTTTATAATTAATTATATAATTAATTTTTCATATTTGCAACAAATTTTTAAAAAAAATAAAAAAAAGTTTCAAAAATGGGTTGACAAAATAAAAGTTATAGTTTATACTTGTTTCATATAAGGGACAAAATGGAGGTGATAATTTGGATATATTAAAATTAAAAGGGAAAATTGCTGAAAAAGGAAAAACACAGATAGATCTAGCTAAAAAACTTAATTTATCGGTTCAATCTTTTAATGCAAAATTAAATGGAAGAGCAAAATTCGATATTGATGAAGCTAAAAAACTGATAGAAATCTTAGAAATTGAAAATATTAAAGAAATTTTTTTTAGTTAATTAGTCCCAAATATGAAACAAAAAAAGAAAGGAGGAGTATGGAAGAAATAACACTGATAGTTTTAATAATAAGTTACAGCATATTAATAGCAATACAGATAAGTATTTCCAAAGAATTAATGGAGATTAAAAAAATTCTCTGGAAGGTAGCTAAGGATGAAAGTCTTGAATTCACTTTGGAAAAGACCAAAAAAGATACCAAATAACCAGTAAATTAAGTTGGAAAGCCTTATAAAAATAGAATCTGTTTTTAAACCCAGATATTGAAAAATAGTTCTAGGCAAGAAAATAACCATATCTATCCAATGAAATGGACTAAAACATCTTTTTATTCTATTTTTATAAACCCCTAAAGCATAATCAAACATTTTTAGCTCTACTCCAACGAAAATATTTAAAGGAGAAGGATATGCTTTAAATGTAGAAGCATTAAATTGAGCTAATTGTCCATAACCCATAGGTTGAGTTATAGGAATGAGACTATCTTCTACACCAGCATCTTTAAATAATTTAAGGATTTCATCTTTAGTTTCAAAAGCTAATTTGTTTGGTTTGTCTGTCATTACTATTAAAAAATATGAATATATTTTATTAACTCTATAAAAACAATAACAATTTTTTAAAAGGGTATAAAAGAAAATACATAAAAATAAAATAAGGAAATTAGACAACATAACAAACACCTCACAATAATTTTAACTAAATTATATCACAAGTAGAGGATGAAAGAAAAAGGAGAAAAAATGGAAGACTTATATTTCAAAAATCATGAAGCAAGATTAATATTCGGGCTGGTAGTATTAAGCCAAAAAATGCAAATGGACTTTTTAGGAATTGACTACAATCACTATTCCGATAAAAAAGCAGCTGAAATTTGGTACTCAAATATCAAAGATGTTTTAGCAGTTAGTAAACATGAAATGAAAGATGCTGCATTAGAAAACTTGGATAAGCTTTATAAAGGAATGAAGCATTAAAGGAGTAAAAACATATGTATATTGAAAATAGAGAAAAAATAGAAAAGATATTAACAAATTTAATTAAGGAAATGGAAAGACAAGGCATTATAGAAGTTGATAAAAAAGAAATTGAATCTAATTTTAAAAATGCTAGGGAGTATGAAATTGAGCAAATGTTGGAAAAGATAGAAGAAGACTATACAACCTATATAAATAAACAATATTAAAAGGGTGGGAAAAATGAGAAAACTAGAAAATATATTTGGAATTTTTGGACACAAAGCTAGTAGACCGATTGTTTTTAAGGAACTGTTCGGAATAAATCAGCTTAGTGCTTGTGACAGAGATGGAAGCTGTGACAGTTATGACTTTGTTGGAACTATAGATGAAGTTAATGAGTATGAAAAAAGGTGGTGTAGTCAAGGATCTAATGGGTTTGGATTCTTGGGAGTTGAAACTGTGAAAGGCTTTAAGGGGCAATTTAAGTACTGTGGAAAATAAAGGAGGATATGAAAATGGGAGTACATAGAAATGAATTTTTAAGATTAATAAAAATAATACCATTTCCTGCTACTGCAAAATTAAAAGATGTAGTAGCAGTGATGGAAGTTTATAAAAAGATGGAGGTTAACAATGAAAAATAAAAAGTTCAGAAAAGCTAGTGTTATTAACATCATAAAGTATAAGGTCTTATGGTTTTTAGGTGTGTTGAAAGACTTGGTAGAAGAAATTAAAGAATTATTTTAGAGAGGTGCAGAATGGGAGTTGTAAAAGGAGCATTTATTGCTCGTGAAAGCTTGTTTAAAAATCATAAATATGTAGTTGCTCTTAATACCTCGTCTGAAAAATATCAGGCTTATGTAGTTTTAAATCCTGGGGATGATATTAATCAGGTCTCATTAACTCCAGAAATGAGCTATTTTATAGATGACTGGTCTTATGGGATTATAAGTTTTAAAACAGATGATGCTAGATGCAATAACTTAACATATTATGAGAATAAATGTCAAGATATTATTACTCAGTTGATGGCAAAAATTAACTAGAAAGGAGGACTTATGGAAGAAAAAATGATGTTGACGATGCCAGAAGCAGCAAAATTAACTGGCATAGGATTACAAAAGTTAAAACAGATTGCTAGAGAATATGCAGATTTCCCGTATATAAAAGTTGGTGTAAAGCACTTAGTAATTAAAGAAAAATTAGTAGATTGGTTTGATAAACATAAGGGAGAAGAGTTATGAAGAAATTAGCAATAGTATTAGCAAGTATATTAGTTATATATAAAAGAAAAACATCTGTTAACAGCGACCAAACTAAAACAGATGTTTAAGAGAAAATATCTAGGTAATATTTCACCTAGATTATATCTCAAATTCATTAAAAATTCAAGGAGGAAATATGATTACTATTAATTTACTCAATTTCGTGTTGAGTGAACTTCAAAATAATAATAGAAGTTATGCTGATGTAACAGAGGTTTTTATTAAAGGCAAATATAGAATAGATACTTACAACTTCTATAAGTGTGCAGCCAATATAGACTATGATCCAACACGAGAACTTATAGATCCTGGATTAATTATAAAAGGAAATGATTTTATCATAGATGTGAGATTGGCAAGGGGATATGCGACAGTTTTAAATTTCATTGATTTGAAAGCACCTGAAGAAACTGCACAAATGCCAAGTTTAATTTCTCATAGAGATGGAATGTATGTGGGTGATTAAAAATGGACTGGAAGGAGAAGAAATGAATATAACTGAATACAATTCTAAAAATGAAGGGAAACAAGTTCTAGTTTTGGGAAAAGATGATATAAAAACGTTAAATCACTTTACCAGCATTGCTAAAAATGGTGAATTAAAAGGATTGATAGTTTGTGGTAATTATGCAGGTTTTACTGATACTTATAGACTTGCAACAGTTAAAGACACCAATGAGGAGTTATCTGGAACAAATACTGCATATATGTATGATGTTCTAGATGTGTTGAAAAAAGCTAAATCTTTAGCAGTACTTAAAGATGGAAAAATCGCAGTTCAAGTAGAGATGGAAGTAACTGAATACGAGCCCCTAAAAGATATAAAAGTCCCCAATATATCGAAGATAGTTGAAGAATTAGAGTATGAGATTTATTCTGAGGCATATCCCACTATTAATTTTTCTGAAAATACAGTTTGGAAGATGTTAAAAACTCAAGCTGGATATGAGCATTACAAAAAATACTTTAAGTTTGAAAATGGAAAAGTAATAGTCGAAGCTTATCCGAATGAAGATTCTAAGTTAGTTTTAGAAATATTGGAGCTAGTGAATGATAGAACAAGTTTAGTAACTGATTTAGATTGCAAATACTTAGATTTGTGGTTTAAATGGTCTAAAAATAGTAAGTTTGATTTAGCATTAGGAAAAAATAGTGCTTGTGCCGTTAAGTTTAGTAAAGATAAGGTTGACTATATCGTTATGCCTTTAACGGTGATTAAATAAAGAGAGGAGCTAGAGTATGTTTACATTACCAAAGAAAAGAGAAAAGAGAGTTGCTGGAAGACTTACTGAGGTAGTAAGAGTTAGATATTCAACTCTTGAGTATATTGATGAAATGGTTGAAGAAAGTGGCTTATCAAGACAAGAAATAATAGATAGAGCAATTAGATATGCTTATGACGATTTAGAATGGGAGGAAGAATAATGAAATTATATGAAATAACAAAAGAAATGAGAGCTTTAGATGAATTGTTTTTAAGTTGTATAGATGAAGAAACAGGAGAAGTTAAAGATGATGGTGTAATTGATATTTTAGAGCAAGAACTTCAAATACAATTACAAACAAAAGGTGCAGGTATAATTAAATCTTTTAAAAACTCTGAAGCAATGTTAAATGGAGTTGATGAAGAAATAAAAAGACTTCAAGCTTTAAAAAAATCTATTTCTAATCAAATAAATAGTAGAAAAGAATACATAGTTAGAAATATGGAAATGATGGGAATTACTAAAATAGAAACAGAACTTGGAAACCTAAGTTTAAGAAAATCAAAATCAGTGAATATCTATGATGAAAGCTTAATAGATAAAAAGTTTATTGAGATAGAAACAAAAGAAAAAATCTCAAAAACTGAAATTAAGAAAGCTATTGAAGCTGGAGAAAATGTTCAAGGTGCAAATATAGTAGAAAAGAATAGTTTAAATATAAAGTAAGGAGGATAAATGAATAAGATAATTTTTATAGATACAGAAACAGGTGGAGTTAATCCAGAAAAAGCTGCACTAATACAACTCTCAGGAATAATAAGAATTGATAAAAAAGATGTAGAAAAATTTAATTTTTACATAAAACCTTTTGAAAATTCAGAAGTAACTGAAAAAGCTTTGGAAGTTCAAGGAAGAACATTAGAGGAACTAAAAACAGATAAATATGTAGAAGAAAAAGAAGTTTATAAACAATTTATAAATCTTCTTGATAAGTATATAGATAAATATGATAAAACAGACAAATTTATTGTTGCTGGATACAACGTAAGGTTTGATGTTGACATATTGAAAGCATTTTTTCAAAGACATGGAAATAATTTCTTATTTAGCTATTTAGATTCTTCTATGTTAGATCCCTTGTACTCAATTAGATTATTACAAATAGCTGAAGTATTACCAGTTCTAGAAAATAATAAACTTGAAACTTGGTGTAAACATTTTGGAATTGAGTTAAAAGCTCACGATAGTTTAGAAGATATAGTAGCAACAAAGAAACTTATAGGAAAATTAATTTCATTAATTAGGAAGTGATAAATATGGCAAATATGATAATGATTCTTGGAGAAAGTGGAACAGGAAAGTCTACAAGCATTGAGAATTTAAATGAAAAAGAAACATTTATTATTCAAGCTGTTGATAAACCTTTACCATTTAAAGGGTATAAAAAGAAATACCCTTTAAGAAGTAAAGAAATTCCAACAGGAAATAGGTTTATAAGTGATAGACCTGAGGTAATTATAAAAATTCTTAGCACTTTAAATAAAGAGAATGAAATCAAAAATATTATTATAGATGATTCTCAATACATAATGGCTAATGAATTTATGAGAAGAGCCAAAGAAAAAGGTTATGAAAAGTTTACTGAGATAGGGCAAAACTTCTATAACTTAGTAGATAAAGCTAATGCTATGAGAGAAGATATAAATATAATCTTTTTACAACATATAGAAGTTACAGATGATGGAAGAAAAAAAGCAAAAACTATTGGTAAATTAATTGATGATAAAGTTGGATTAGAAGGCAGATTTACAATAGTTTTAGCAACAGAAATTGAAGATGGAGTTTATTATTTTAGAACTCAAAATAATGGAAACGATACTTGTAAAAGTCCTAAAGGAATGTTTGATGAATTAAGAATTCCTAATGACTTAAACTATGTAATACAAAAATCAAATGAATA